ACTCAGCAGTGACGGATACTTTCTCAATAGAGAAGGCCATTTCAGCGAATGCAGCGTTAGATGCATTACCGAGGGCTTCAGCTTGGTTAGTTGACATACCGCCGGCGAAGTTGTAAGCACCGTTAGCAGCCAGATCTTCGTTGTCTGAATCAGCGTCGAATGCTGTACCAACATGCTTGTCACCGATTGTGTTAGCACCACCAACAACAGAAGAGAACGCAGTGTCTGCTTCGTTGTAGAATGCTTCAGTAGCAGTGTTAGACTGGTTAGAGTATTTGCTACGCATAGCAAAGATCAGGCCAGTTGGACCAGACATAGGCTGGACACCACACATGTCGTATGCTACCAAGTTAGGCATCGCACGACGTACAAGCGAGATTAGTACGGGATCGTAGTTGTCAACATCAGCACCAGTGGCGTTAGTTGGGGTATGAGTTGCTTCACCCAGCAATTGCTGAGATGAGTAAGCGCTTCCTTCTTTCAGAGCATGCTCTGTATTTTCCAGAAGTTGTGCGGTGACCGCGCGACGATGAGAGTCCTGAATCTGCGGAAGATCAGTATGCTCAAGAATCGGCTGCCATTTCTGCACCAGTTGGTTATTAAGGTCCATGATTTGCTCTCCTTTATTGTACCTTTATAAGTTTCATTATATTTAGCGATTTAACGTACGCGAAATAGCGCTAGCATATCTTTCCATTGATGGATTGATTGCAGCCTTTTCTTCTGCTTCGTCGAGGGGCTCTTCATCAACTGTTTCGGTGATGACGCTCTTAGAAGCAAAATATGTTTCCTTAATGACATCTAATTTCTTAGTGAAGTCTTCAAGGCTATCATACTCAATACCCTCAGCCATAGACTGAAGTTTTTCTTGCTGAACAACAGAAAGAGTATCACCAGCCTGTTGGATGGATCTTTCTTTTCTCAGCTCTTCAATTTCTTTTTCCAGATTGAGGCGCGCGTTAGTTTCTTCGTCGAGACGAGCTTCAACTTCTTCAGCCGCTTTCTGTGCTTCAGATACGAGATCTACTTTCTCGTCATCAACAGCAATATTGTGTGTTTCAATCAAATCTTTAAGTCCGCCTAGTAGTGACTCAGCAAGCTCAACTTTGATAGAAGACTCAACGGCTACTTCGTTTTCTTTAAGCCATTGTTCGGCAACATAAGTTGTATACTGATCAACTTTACCTACCATTTCTTCTTCAAGGTCTTTCTTAGCTTCATCAAGGTCAGCTTCTGATTCTTCTTGAATACGAGCAACTTCGACAGCAACACGAGCATTAACTGCTGCGGTAAATACTGTTTCTGCACGTTCCATGAATTCTTCGGAAAGATCTTCATCACCGAATACTTCAGCAACGTCTTCTTTCATGCCTTTGATTGTGGCCATATTTGTAGCAGACTTATCAGGAGCCCCTTTACCAAACATGGTATTGTAGGCGCTTGATACACCCTCTTTATTCATCCCAGAAAGCTTTCCAACCATTTGGCCAACCATTCCGGAACGTGTTAGTTTAGGAGTGGCTTTATCGCCTGTTTCCTTATCAGCTTTGCGCTTAGATGATTTAGTAGCAGTAGGTTCTGGCACCTGAGAAGGATCACCCATGCTAGCTTGGAACTCATCAAGCTGTTCATTTTTGTCTGTCATTTTGAGACTCCTTTTGAAATCTTTATTTCTAACTTATTTATAATAACTTTAATCTAGCGAAGTGAATTAAGGAATTTATTAAAGAGTTCAAGCTTTCTTTCCTCTAACTTCCTACTAGACCTTCTACCAGTTGATACCGCTTCTTCGATGGCCTCGACAGCCTCCCAATTACCAGATGCAACATTATAAACCCATTCGCAGGATTCCATAACGCCACGAACATAAGCATCAGGTGCTGAAGGATCAGCGACGATGTCTGCAGCAGTAGCGAGTTGGAAGTCCTTTTGAACTTCATTTACGCCTTCTTTGTTGGGTTTTAATGTACCCATACCTCTGGAGGACACACCCAGTTGAGCGCCTTCCTTCATGAGATTCTTGACGATCTGACCATAAGGGGTATCCATAACTTTGGCTTTACCAATATAGTTATCACCCTCTTTTTTCAGATCTGTAATCATGTGTGATACTCTTTCGAGATTAATAGTAGGTCCTGCGGGATGACCTAACTCACCGTATGCACGTTTCTTTTGAACGTTCTCACTAATGTATCTGTTGACTTCTTTATCCAGAACTTCCATAGGATAGACTCTACCATTACGGTTTTGAATATTACCTTGTAGGAATACTCCCTCGATAAAATAGTCTTTACCCTCGCCGTCTTCTCTCTTTTCGGCGATGAGTTTAACTTCTTCAGTTATCTCTGTAAATAGTCTCATGTCTCTATCCTTAAACAACTCTTGCGTCGTAGAAATCTTTCGATAACTCACCGCGATCTTCTGCGGCTAGTCCGGTTAAATCTTCACCTGCTTTACGACATCTTACGTATAGTTTATGTACATTACCGTTGGGCATTGTAAATGTACGTATTCCGGCGGTAACTGTTCCTGGTGCGTCTGAATATGAGCTGGTACCAGCATTATCATATTCCCAGACATCATTTGAACCAGGTACAATTACCCATGCCATTATTCGCCTCTCATACTAATTGCAAAGTCTACCATACGCATAAAAGATTCTTCACTTTCTTCTAGACGCTCAATGAACTTATCTCTATTAGTATCGTTTAGGAACTCTACAACATCTGAAATAGCACTAGCAGTCTGTGGGTCAACTTCAACTTCAGTGCCATCTTTTAGCTCAATAAAGTGTTCGTCTTCACCTTCTGCGATAGTTTTAATATCTTCAAGAATGCCTTCATCAATAAGCTGCTCTAGAATATCGTAATCTTCTTCTAAGATCTCATCTACTAGTGCCATAAGATCATCTTGACTAACTTCCTCATACACTTGCTCTTCTTCTTCTTTAGAGATGTGAGTAATTTTAGTCTTTTTAGCCTTACCTTTTTCGCCTTTACGAGCATTAAGTACATCATCTGTACCTTTGGCAGGATAAGGCGTATCTTTAACGATATGCTTATCTTTGAATTCTTTTTCGTCTGGGCTGTCCGGCTGGGCTACCTCGCCGATAATATCTTTAAGCTTCTTCGACATCTGTTTCTTCCTCAGTATCTGGTTCCGCCTGATCTTCAAATTCTTCTTCTGAATCGTCGACGACTTCTTCTGTTTCTTGATCATCATCTACTTCTTCTGGTTCAGAGTCTTCAGAATCGATATCACTTAGGATATCATCCAACTCTTCATCAGAAACTTCATCTTCGCTCTCTACATCGTCTTGGGACATTGAGTATTGAGCAGAGATGTCATCACGTTTACCACTAATAATATCAGCTGCTTTTTGCATCATAACATTATTAAAGTTCTTTTCAACAGAAAAAGGCTTTTCACCAATTGCATTTTGAATGATTTGATCCATATCAACTTTTAAATTATCATCAGGCATTATTATCTCCAGTATATTTATATAAAACGGTCGCTCTATTGGTCAAAGTTATTTCCATTTTCAGGATCTTCTCCGTCCTGAAATTCTTCGCCGTTATCTTTTTCAATTTCAATCTCAGTTTCGATTGATTCAATTTCTTCATTAGTAAGTTTAAGTACATTTCTACGTACCCAATCTCTGGAGAAATACTTACCTTCATGCTGTTCAATATCATTTAAGGTTTGCAATCTCTCTCTTAAAATCTCTGTTGATTTAAGCTCAGAGAAATGATTGTCTTCAACAAAGTCATATCTAATAAAGTCTTTCATATCGTACCACTCTTCAGTAGTACAGATATCTCAGAAGCTCTACCAAGAGTAAAGCCAGCATCTGACTCTAGTCTTGAAATAGGTACATTCAATGAACGGAATAGTTTCTTCTTAAAGTATTCGATATCGTCCATCTCACCTAGATTCTGACCGCCAGGTAATGTAGTAATTTCTGTACCTCTTCCACCTTCGCGGCGCGGTAACCAGAAATCTTCTAGCATAGTCATAAATTTACGGTCATCTCTAATAGAACCGTCAGCAGCATCATATACTAATCTATTCTTATGCTTAGTCATCATATCAGCTAAGTATTGCTCAGCTTTCATTTTAGGTAGATTACCAACATCAATATAAAAGATTCTACGCTCTGGGGCTCTAGAGATACGATAAATTACTGCTGCATCTTCTAGTACTTGTAATTGGTTGAGGGGTTTAATTGCTTTATGTAGATGACTCAATACCATTCTATTATTTTCGTCCATAAGACCGGACGTAACATGTACAATAGAGTCTTTAGCAATCCTAAGACCATTAACACCTTGACCCATTGGATCTGGTGTAGCAGATGATTTAGAGTTAAATCCTTTATCTGCATAGATATAATATTCTTTAGTAACCTTTGTTACAACAACATTATTTTCTTTAACTTTTTTGATCTCTCTTACCTTACGGATCTTACGAGGATCAATATATCTTAATTCTTTAATACCACCACTAGGTTCTTTATCATCAATCATAGCATGATAATAAAGACGTCCATCGATATACCACTTCTTAAAAGTGTCATATGAACTATCTGCTAATGAAAGCAGTTTATAGATCTTGGTGAATTCTTCAACAATGAGTTTTTTAACTCTTGAGGGTTGCTCTAGATTATCAACGTTAATATCAATGACTCTTTCTCTAGGGTCATTAACAATAGCCTCGTTAACAATATCGTCAATAGCAACATCTACCTCAGGTTGGATAGACATTTTTCTGTATCTAGTTACTAGTTCAGCTTCATTCTTTGCTGTACCTTCTAGATCAACATATTGCCCATACGAGCCACCTGTAGCGGTAACTTGTAACGCACCATCATCGGGCGAAGGGGCAGCAAAAGAAACAGGCTCAGACGTATTAGCCTGTTCCTGCCCTTTGCGTTTAATTTCAAAACCGAAAAGTTCTGCCATAATTCCTCACATAATTTAAGTTTAGAAGAGGCACACTAAGTGCCTCCCCTTATCACATTTATTTAGGCAGTACCAGCTGAGCCGGTTGCGCCACTAACAGTCCAATAATCGTACTGGAATACACACTGGAACTCTTGAATTTGGTCTGCTGCTTCCCAGTTCAGATCAATTTCTGCAATCTCTGCAGGATAGATACCAACGAATTTATATTCGCGAATTGGTACACCTGTCTTAGAGAACTGAGTAACTGTTGCATCTTGCTTATATGAACTTGGAGAAGCTGAACCAAAGCCACGTAGATTATCTTCGTGGTTATTAATTTCACTACTCCACTCTTCAAGTGCATTTCTGATAAGAAAGTCTTCATCGTTGATAACTGTAACATTCCATGGAGCGAATGTTCTGTCACCAGCGATTTTAAATTTTCTACCATAATACGGCACTTCAATAAGTCCGAGCGTAGATGCTGGAATCTGAGTTGCCTTAACCATGAATGGTACTTTTAGATCACCTGCGCCATTGGCTGGGTTGTTGAACCTCACTTGGAACAGCGAGCTTCTAGCACCACCCAATGATAGCTGGGATCTAATTTCATTTACGTTAAATGCCATTTTTTTCTCCTGCTCTTAACTTAAAATTTGCCTACAACTTCTGAGAATTCAACACCAGTTCGTACTGCTACGAAGTTAAGCTGAATGAAGTTAATTGAACGAGCTGGCTTGATGTAAATGTCCCCAATGAATTCATTACGGTCAATCACCTCTCCAGTGTTGTTAGATTCGTCACAAACAACTCTAAAGTCGTAAATGCCTCTTCTACCTTGTACATCACGCAAGAATGGCTCTACTAGGTTAACGAACTGAGCTCTTGTAAACTCATCGTTAAATTCGAATAGAGTAAACTTAGCAGCAGTTGCAATTGCTTTCTCAAGAACAATGAACAATCTACGTACGTTAATTCTATCAAATGCACTTGGCTTAGCAAGCAACGTCTTATCACCAAATAGTACAGTACCTTGACCAGGGAATGCAACTACCGGGTTAACACCAGCTTTATAGAGAACATCTCTAAACGCCTTACGTGGATTATAACCAAGCTTAACAACGTTCTTAATTTGACCGCGATTAAACCCGCCAGGTGAGAACCATGGATCTCTAACATCGTCTGTACGAACAACAAGACCGGCTACATCACCATTTAATGGTATCCAGCGATAAATATCATTGTACTTATCGTACTGGTATTTATACCCGCTGTCCATCATGGCATAAGAAGAAGATCTTACTACATTTCTAAACTCAACAATGTCATCAGCAGCGTCCTTATTAT